TGGACCTATAACCGCAGTAATGTGGTGATGCCGGATGATGGCGCGCCGTTCCGCTACAGCTTCAGCGCCCTGAAAGACCGCCATAATGCCGTTGAGGTGAACTGGATTGACCCGAACAACGGCTGGGAGACGGCGACAGAGCTTGTTGAAGATACGCAGGCCATTGCCCGTTACGGTCGTAACGTCACGAAGATGGATGCCTTTGGCTGTACCAGCCGGGGGCAGGCGCACCGCGCCGGGCTGTGGCTGATTAAAACGGAACTGCTGGAAACGCAGACCGTGGACTTCAGCGTGGGTGCGGAAGGGCTTCGCCATGTACCGGGGGATGTCATTGAAATCTGCGATGATGACTATGCGGGTATCAGCATCGGCGGGCGCGTGCTGGCGGTGAACAGCCAGACCCGGACGCTGACGCTCGACCGTGAAATCACGCTGCCATCCTCCGGTACCACGCTGATAAGCCTGGTTGACGGAAGTGGCAATCCGGTCAGCGTGGAGGTCCAGTCCGTCACCGACGGCGTGAAGGTAAAAGTGAGCCGTGTTCCTGACGGCGTTGCAGAATACAGCGTGTGGGGGCTGAAGCTGCCGACGCTGCGCCAGCGCCTGTTCCGCTGCGTGAGTATCCGTGAGAACGATGACGGCACGTATGCCATCACCGCCGTGCAGCATGTACCGGAAAAAGAGGCCATCGTGGATAACGGGGCGCACTTTGACGGCGACCAGAGCGGCACGGTGAATGGTGTCACGCCGCCAGCAGTGCAGCATCTGACCGCAGAAGTCACCGCAGACAGCGGGGAATACCAGGTGCTGGCCCGCTGGGACACGCCGAAGGTGGTGAAGGGCGTGAGCTTCCTGCTTCGCCTGACCGTGGCAGCGGATGACGGCAGTGAGCGGCTGGTCAGCACGGCCCGGACGACGGAAACCACTTACCGCTTCACACAACTGGCTCTGGGGAACTACAGGCTGACAGTCCGGGCAGTAAATGCGTGGGGGCAGCAGGGCGATCCGGCGTCGGTATCGTTCCGGATTGCCGCACCGGCAGCGCCGTCGCGGATTGAGCTGACGCCGGGCTATTTTCAGATAACCGCCACGCCGCATCTTGCGGTTTATGATCCGACGGTACAGTTTGAGTTCTGGTTCTCGGAAAAGCGGATTGCGGATATCAGGCAGGTTGAAATCACAGCACGCTATCTTGGTACGGCGCTGTACTGGATAGCCGCCAGTATCAATATCAAACCGGGCCATAATTATTATTTTTACATCCGCAGTGTGAACACCGTTGGCAAATCGGCATTCGTGGAGGCTGTTGGTCAGCCGAGTGATGACGCATCCGGCTATCTGGATTTTTTCAAAGGCGAGATAGGGAAAACCCATCTGGCTCAGGAGCTGTGGACGCAGATTGATAACGGTCAGCTTGCGCCTGACCTGGCTGAGATCAGGACATCCATTACGGATGTCAGCAATGAAATCACACAGACCGTCAATAAAAAACTGGAAAATCAGAGTGCGGCAATCCAGCAGATACAGAAAGTTCAGGTTGATACAAATAATAACCTGAACAGCATGTGGGCCGTGAAACTGCAGCAGATGCAGGACGGACGCCTTTATATTGCGGGTATCGGTGCCGGTATTGAGAATACGCCAGCAGGAATGCAGAGTCAGGTGCTGCTGGCGGCAGACAGGATTGCGATGATTAATCCTGCGAATGGCAACACAAAGCCGATGTTTGTTGGTCAGGGCGATCAGATATTTATGAATGAAGTGTTCCTGAAATATCTGACGGCTCCCACCATTACCAGCGGCGGTAATCCTCCGGCATTTTCCCTGACACCGGACGGGCGGCTGACGGCGAAAAATGCCGATATCAGCGGTAACGTGAATGCGAACTCCGGGACGCTCAACAACGTCACGATTAACGAGAACTGTCGGGTTCTGGGAAAATTGTCCGCGAACCAGATTGAAGGCGATCTCGTTAAAACAGTGGGCAAAGCTTTCCCCCGGGACTCCCGTGCACCGGAGCGGTGGCCATCAGGAACCATTACCGTCAGGGTTTATGACGATCAGCCGTTTGACCGGCAGATTGTTATTCCGGCGGTGGCATTCAGCGGCGCTAAACATGAGAAAGAGCATACTGATATTTACTCCTCATGCCGTCTGATAGTGCGGAAAAACGGTGCTGAAATTTATAACCGTACCGCGCTGGATAATACGCTGATTTACAGTGGTGTTATTGATATGCCTGCCGGTCACGGTCACATGACACTGGAGTTTTCGGTGTCAGCATGGCTGGTAAATAACTGGTATCCCACAGCAAGTATCAGCGATTTGCTGGTTGTGGTGATGAAGAAAGCCACTGCAGGCATCACGATTAGCTGAATTTTATAACCCAGATACGGGCGCCAGAAATGGCGCCTTTTTTATTGCAGAAAAGCGAGAGGTAATTATGCGTAAATTATGTGCTGTTATTCTGTCCACAGTAGTCTGGCTGGTCGCCGCTGGTACGCCAGCGAGCGCAGCAGAGCATCAGTCCACACTAAGCGCCGGGTATCTTCAGACCCATACTGATATGCCCGGCAACGATGACCTGAAGGGCATTAACGTGAAATACCGTTATGAATTTACGGACACGCTGGGGCTGGTGACGTCATTCAGTTATGCCAATGCCAAAGATGAGCAAAAAACGCATTACAGCGATACCCGCTGGCATGAAGATTCAGTGCGTAACCGCTGGTTCAGCATGATGGCGGGGCCGTCTGTACGCGTGAATGAATGGTTCAGTGCTTATGCGATGGCAGGTGTGGCTTACAGCCGTGTTTCGACTTTTTCCGGGGCTTATCTCCGCGTAACTGACAGCAAGGGGAAAACGCACGATGTGCTGACCGGAAGTGATGACGGTCGCCACAGCAACACGTCTCTGGCGTGGGGGGCTGGCGTGCAGTTTAACCCGACCGAATCCGTGGCCATTGATATTGCTTATGAAGGCTCCGGCAGTGGTGACTGGCGCACTGACGGTTTCATCGTGGGTGTCGGTTATAAATTCTGATTAGCCAGGTAACACAGTGTTATGACAGCCCGCCGGTTCAGGCGGGCTTTTTTGTGGAGTGGATATGGCAGCAGTAAAAATCTCAGGTGTGCTGAAAGATGGTGCGGGAAAACCAATACAGAACTGCACTATTCAACTGAAGGCAAAGCGTAACAGCACCACGGTACTGGTGAACACGGTGGCCTCTGAAAATCCTGATGAAGCCGGGCGTTACAGCATGGATGTTGAGTATGGCCAGTACAGCGTCACCCTGCTGGTTGAAGGTTTTCCGCCTTCACATGCCGGGACCATTACCGTCTATGAAGGCTCCAGACCAGGTACGCTGAATGATTTTCTCGGTGCCATGACGGAAGATGATGTCATGCCGGAGGCATTGCGTCGTTTTGAGGCAATGGTGGAAGAAGTGGCACGCAACGCCGAAGCCGCCTCTCAGAGCGCAGCGGCGGCAAAGAAATCCGAAACTGCAGCGGCATCATCAAAGAACGCGGCGAAAACCTCAGAAACGAATGCAGCTAATAGTGCACAGGCGGCAGCGACCTCAAAGACTGCATCGGCAAACTCCGCGACAGCAGCCAAAAAATCAGAAACCAACGCGAAAAATAGCGAGACAGCCGCAAAGACGAGCGAAACCAACGCAAAGTCCAGCCAGACGGCAGCGAAAACCAGCGAAACGAATGCCAAAGCCAGTGAAACTGCGGCAAAAAACAGCCAGGTTGCAGCAGCCCAAAGCGAGAGCGCGGCAGCCGGTTCTGCGACTTCAGCAGCTGGATCAGCAACTGCTGCGGCTAACAGCCAGAAAGCTGCGAAGACGAGTGAAACTAACGCAAAGTCCAGCCAGACGGCAGCGAAGACCAGCGAAACGAATGCCAAAACCAGCGAAACTGCGGCGAAAAACAGTCAGGATGCAGCAGCCCAAAGCGAGAGTGCTGCAGCTGGTTCTGCAAGCGCGGCGGCTGCTTCTGCCACTGCATCAGCCAACAGTCAAACAGCAGCAAAAACCAGTGAAACCAATGCAAAGACAAGCGAGACTGCAGCGGCGAACTCGGCGAAAGCATCGGCAGCAAGCCAGACAGCAGCAAAAGCAAGTGAAGATGCTGCCAGAGAATACGCAAACCAGACAGCAGAGCCGTACAGATATGTTTTACAGCCGCTGCCGGATGTGTGGATACCCTTTAATGATTCGCTGGATATGATTACGGGCTATTCTCCGGGTTATAAAAAAGTGAAGATTGGTGATAATGTGGTTCAGGTTGCCAGTGATAAACAGGTTAATTTCAGTCGCGCATCAACGGCAACATATATCAACAAATCTGGCGAACTGAAAACGGCGGAAATTAATGAGCCGCGATTTGAGTGTGATGGCCTGCTTATTGAGGGACAAAGAACGAACTTCTTCCAGAACAGTACAGACCCTTCGAAGTGGAATAAGTCAACTTCACTGGACGTTACAGAAACAGGCACAGATAGTTTCGGGTTTAATTATGGTCGGTTTGTCGTACAGGATTCGATTGTTGGTACAAGTAAAGCGCATACCATTATCGGACTGTATTCGAGTACCGGAGGGGTTGATACTTCAGGGGACGAAAAGCATGTAACTATATCCTGTCGGGTAAAAAGTGAAGTTGATAATATCGCCGTTCGTATTTTATTTGAACATTATGATGGGGAGGTAAGGACATCAATAGGAGCAGCAAACCTGAACCTTACCACCCGCATAATTAGCAAGACAGGTCAGACAAGCCGTGTTACAGCAAGGTCTGTTAAGGATGATGCAACTGGCTGGATATTTTTTGAGGCTACATTAAAAGCAGATACAACAGAAAATACGGTTGGTGGTTTTGTCCAGTATTCTCCGGATACAGGGCAGATGGTTACATCAGGGGATTATCTCGATGTAACCACTCCACAGATTGAGGCTGGTACAGGCGCATCATCTTTTATTGTTACGGGGACGGCACCGGCAACGCGGGCAAGCGATATGGTGACAGTCCCAATCAAGAATAACCTTTATAATCTTCCTTTTACGGTTCTTTGTGAGGTACATAAGAACTGGTATAAAACGCCAAATGTAGCGCCGCGTGTTTTTGATACCGGCGGTCATCAAACCGGAGCGGGGATCGTAATGGGGTTTGGTTCATCAGGTGGGTACGACGGTTTTCCGTATTGCGATATAGGTGGTTCAGACCGACGAATAAATGAAAATGCCGGGCTGGAAAAAATGCTTATTGGTATGCGGGTAAAGTCCGAACGGTCCACATGTGTAGTCAGTAACGGTAAGTTAAGCAGCGAAACTAAAACCAAATGGGAATATATCCGGAGTACAGCAACCATTCGCATTGGTGGACAAACTACAGCAGGATTACGCCATTTATTTGGGCATGTGAGGAATTTTCGTCTCTGGCATAAAGAGCTAACAGATGCGCAGCTTGGGGAGGTTGTGGAGTGAGAGATTTCACGTTGCGTTTCAGTGATAAAGCAGATTTCAGGGCATTTCTCAGGAAACTTAACTGGGAAGAGGACGAAGAGCTGCAGAATGCCGTTCTGGTTGATGAGATTGGTTTTACGTTCAGGGAGACAGATGTTTCTGATGACGGAGAACCAGAATACACGCGAAACGAAGGGTACTTTGTTAATATCCGTCTTCTTGACGATGGATTTGAGGATTCCGTGTTCCGTGAGTGGGTGGTTACACCAGAGCGCCCGCTCAGGGAGTGGTTTTAAGGATAGCAGATGGATATCACGTCGATACTTCATGCGCTTTGTGCCGTGGCGGTGCAGGTACTGGCTGGTCTTTTTACCGGAAACTGGGCTTACGGGGCGATAGCCGGTTGTACGTTCTTCATTGCGCGTGAACACACCCAGGCAGAATATCGCTGGATTGAAATGTTCGGGCATGGCAAGCGGATTAACATGCCGTGGTGGGGCGGTTTTGATCCACGTGCATGGGATGTGGCAAGCCTGATGGATTTTGCTGTGCCGGTGGTGGCGTGTCTGCTGGTCTGGCTGTTGGTTAATCGTGGGTGAAAAAGGTGAGCAGTATATGCAACGAAGGAGGAAACATCATTGCTGGCGGCATGGAAGGCATGCAGGGTGTTGCTGAACCGTGTTGATACATCAACTGCACCTGATATTGAGTGGCCTACGAACCCTGTCAGGGAGTAATCATTGGGATTATGCCGCAGCACGTCTTAAGCAAGAACGTGCTGCGGTTGGATGCTATTTTTTCCCTGAAGCGGAAAACATTACTACAGTACCTTGAACCTTGGTTTTAACATTCTCGAAATGCTCTGAGAGTATATGTGTTAAGCCTTCTTCGGAATCTTTTGTGTTTGAAAAGATGCCTTTCTGATTGTAAATGCGCATCAGTTTTTGACCGAAGCTATTGTGCACAACGCCGTCACCAAGAATTGTGGCTCCGTATAGAGTTCCATCGTCAGTTAAGGCCTGCGCCGCATTGCGTATTACACAGCTTTTTGTAGATATATTTCCAGGCAGGCAGTGAAGAAGGTAAAACATGGAAATGGAATCAAATTGACCATGTAACGCCGCGGGATAAGGATCAAAAACATCATGGCTAATTTTATGTTTAATTTTTGATTCCCCAGCCCTTGTCGATGCCGCGTTCAGGCTAGCTTCGTTCAAATCCATTAAAGATATCAGACTGCTCTCAGGTACGTGAGTAAGGTAAAACCCAGTTCCAACGCCAATATCCAGATGGTTGTTACCTAAATGTTCCAGAAAGTGTGGAAGAAGGTGTTCCTTTGTAGGACATCCCCATGCAAGCCAATTTGATACTCCCAAAACCCACCAGTCATAAAGCTTTAGGGTAAGTGGTGTGTAAATTTTAGCCCCATCATCTGTGTTTTTTTTCATTAGTTTCACCGTATTATAGTTTTATTTGTGAATTAAATCAATTATGGCGATGAATTACAAGGGGTTAAATGCTGCCGCAGCATAGCGATATTGAAATAGCCTGGTATGCTTCGATACAGCAGGAGCCGAATGGCTGGAAGACCGTCACCACACAGTTCTACATCCAGGAATTCAGTGAGTATATTGCGCCACTGCAGGATGCTGTAGATCTGGAAATCGCAACGGAGGAAGAAAGATCGTTGCTGGAGGCATGGAATAAATATCGGGTATTGTTGAATCGTGTTGATACATCAACTGCACCTGATATTGAGTGGCCGACTTCACCTGCAGAGTAA